TTAAAAACGTCGATAATCCGGCATTTCGTCATACGGTGTAGCCAGACATTTTTCTGTATATTGCGTTTTAATTTTCTCACGCGCGGCATCTACATCGCCCTTCACTTCCTGTTCAGGCATGGCATAGACTGTTTCAATAATTTCAAAGATAAATTTACGTGTGGTTTCATCTTCCACTTTATCCGCATGGGCCAGCGCCTGATCTTTTTCAATGGCATTTTGACGATCCAGCATGATGGTTCGTGCTGCATTACCAACACTGGTACAGTAACCTATCCATTGCTCTTCCGGGGTTAAGGGCTTTTTTTCTGCACAGCCGGCCAATGCGATTACGGCAGCCAAAGCGAATAGTTTGTTCATGCATACTCTCCTATTTCCGCTATGATAATCAAAGTTATCGTGAATGAGAAATCGGCCAGAAAAAATGCGCCCGTGTGGAGCGCATTTTCAAGTTCAGAATAGACAGCTTAGAAACGCCAGTTCTGAGAACATTGTTTTGCAATTAATATAACTGGCGATAAATAACTGTAGATCGTTGTTTTTAAATATATTGTATATATGCAACACTTCGCACTAACAATCACTAGCAGTCTACAAATATAACTCAACAGTCTACAAATCAGTCTACATTTTTTTCATGACTATATACAGGTGTGAATTTGAATCTGATTAAAGAGCCTTCACACAAATCCCCACATTCACATTCGTCGTAATTGAATGAGCTGTGCAGCCTGATAAGAGGAGGCACAGCAATAATGCTTTGATCATGATAGAAACAAAGCCTTTTCTTTAGCACGTCGATTCACAAGCCCTTGCATACGTTTACCGCCTGCATTCACCCATACATCAAACTGATCTGCAGCACCACGAATATCATTGGCATTCAACTTTTTAACCAACGTCGATTTGCTAAATGCATTAGTCCCAATGTTGTAGGCAAGTGATACCAGTGCATCAAACTGATTTTGATTAAGTTGCACTGTGACTGCCTTATTTACAGTGGCTTCAAACTTCTTTAAATCATGTGCCATGTATGTCTTAGCTTGTGCTTCCGTGCAGGTATCACCTTTCATAACTTTAATGCCGTTCGGATAAACTGTGGTACCGAAACCAATCGTCCACACTCCCACCCCATCGTCATAGGCAGTAAGTCGCTTACCCTCGAAACTACAGATGCGATCTACACCAAAAGGGCTAACGGCCATCTGGTCGATCGCAATACCCAACATATCAGCCACTGATGCATCTGTAGCCGTTGCAATCACTTGATTCGCAGCATCAACCTGCTTTTTGGTGAGTTTGCCACCACTGATCTTTCGCAGGAAATCAAATATGTGTTTCATTATGAGCTACCCTTAATTTTAGGTTGTGCAATCTTACGGCCAATGTACGCCAATGCAGGCAATACAACTGAAAGTAAAATAGCATGGTATTCAGTCGGAATGAGTTGTGTGTTGATGCCCTCTTGAATTAAAACAGGAAGCACGCCCAATAAAAAAGCTCCGATAATTGGGAGCTTTACAGATAAATATTTCAAGACATTTCCAGGGATGAATTTCATTTTTCCTCTCTCATATTTCGTTCATAAAGTTTATTGCGGATCTCCTCAACCGTTCTTAAAAGCTGATCAGACTGTTTTTCAAGAACTTGGATGGACTGGGTGTTGGTCATTGCCTGAGTGTTTACCGTGTCTGTCTTGCTCGTTTGAGTATTCCACGCGACTACAAACAAGCCAGCCAAAAAAATGCCACCGAATCGCACAAGATTGGTAATGCTGTCGATCTTGGTTTTACTTTCATGCAACACTCTGATCTGTGAATCCACCTCCTTAAATCTTGGTTCAACTTCATTCCTAAGCTGCTTAATCTCGCTTTTAAAGTTTGACTTAGCTCGATCCAAGTCATCTTGCAGATTGTCACGCGTTTGAGTTAAGTCATTGCGGGTCTGCTGATGCTCTTTATTGAGTTGCTCCAGCTGCATATTCATGCGGTCGAGCTTTTGGGGCATCTCAGCGAGCTTGTCCATATTTTTGGATATGTCGCTGATCTTGTCTGAGATGGCAAGAAGTTGCCCTGCTGTTGCTACTGGTGGGTCAGATGAATAGTCATTGGACATTGCGCCCCCTAAATTTTGGTAATAAAAAACGCCCTTCTGGGCGCTTGCTTCAATTTAAATTTTTACACTTCAATCTGTACTACATCACCGCTTGCCGCCAAGCGTTTAATCTCCCCATTTGAAATAAAAACCGTTGAACCGACGTTGTAGCGAGTCGTACTGGTGCACATCACCAAGCCCGACCCATCTACAACTAAAACTTTATAATTCGGATGATTTTCATGCGTGATTTGCCCCACGAATTCAGGCGCTTTAGGCATTAAATCAATCAAACGCTGCAGTGCATTACTCACGATTCACACGCTCCACTTTGACAGTTTGATTCACTTTGGCATGGCTGAATGACACGCTGACACTTTCAACAATGCCCCACCACTGGGCATTAAATGCAAAAACTTCACCAGGTGCACATTCACCGACTTCTGCAGAAATCGGCATAGTTAATGTATGCGTTTCAACCATGCCTGCCTTGGCTAATTTAGCTTTGCCAAATGCACCCATGCTTATGACATCAAACAAAGGATTGTTTTCAGGTGGTAATAGCACGTCTGCTGCTGTGCCTGTTCGTTTGACTTGCGCTTGCTTGCCGGTCCTGTCATTTGTCAGTGTGATGCCGTTGTAGTCGGGGTAAAGCTCATAATCTGTGGACTGACTGGTAACGAGTGAATCAGGCACCAAGCGGTCATAGTCATCAACCGTGAATGTATCCCAAAATGTCTTTTTATAAAGCGGTTTAATTGAAAGCGTATTGCTACCCTTTTCGCTATAAATAAAACCACCACCACTTTCTGCAATCAGTTTAATGGCTGCGATTGGCGCAAGGTTGGAATAACTTAAACTGTTGTTTGCTACGATCCAGCCCAAGTCATCAATCAATTGCCAATTCAGTACAGTATCGCTAAAAACACGGTCTAACTCTGCCTGTGCAAGTTGTACCGATGTGCGCTCATTCTCTTGTAAAAAAGAACGTAAAGGTGCATACGGTGCATCAAGTAAAGCGGTTTGACTGCGACCTGTGAGTGTATAAGTGATATTGCCAAAATTGCATGAACGTGTGCGATTCTCAAGCAGCATGTGATGCTCATGCCCATTGACCATAATTTTGAGAATTACAGGCTGTCCGTTGATCGGCTCAAGTTTAGCAATTTCAGTATGCGGCACGGTTAAACTATACGACCATGCCCAACTACTGCGGTCAGTGCGATAGTTACCGTCATACACTAAAATTTCTGCATCGTTATCAAGCCGTGTCACAGATAAACTATTCAAGATATACCACCAGTTTTGATTCGGAATTGCGGGAATACAGTCATCCACACCAAAGTTTAAAATGACGTTATGCGCATCAACTTCATGGCATAAACAAACGAAATTTAAATTACCTGTGCCTTCATATTGCGGCAATTCAGGTTTTGGCCAAGGCTGAACTGGATGCTTGCGATAATGAATCGCCTTGGCTTTTTCCCAAGCCAAATCATCAGTCGTGACAAGCTCTAATCCCTTATCCCACTCAAAGGTAAAATGCTTTTCAAAGACATGTGCCACTTCATGCGCATACGTGACAGTACGTCGCTTACGAATCATTTCGTGCCAGTCTGTGATTCGATTGATACGCAGCTTTAAGGTTTCATCAAACAAGTAGCTTTGATGAATGAATCGCTTGTCACCTGTTTGCCAAACTAAATACGCATCAGTCTGCAGACCAGTAGCTTTCTCATGCTCAATTCTGACTGCTTGTGCGAGTGAATTTGAACGATCAAACCCCGCCATAGCTTGCTGACTGAGCACCAAACCTTGGTCATAAAAAAGAGCCTCATTTGAGACTCTTAAAATTGGTTTTGCCCATGGTATTTCCGTGACACTTAAGGCCGTGATGGCCTTTTGATAACTGGCATCAAACGCATAAGACACTCCGACGATGTGATTAATGTCGAATACGGCATCAATCTGTAATTGAAATGCAGTATCTAAGACAGTATCAATCGTACACAGGTTTTCAGCAAACTCTGCAACTATTTCAAAGCAAAAACTGGTGTCTAATACAGTGTCAATCTGCCCGATGACATCGGTATTTTCCTCAAAGACGGCAACGACTTCAAAGCTGAATGCAGTATCCAGTACCGTATCTATGACTGCAGTATTTACACCGCTGTCAGCATAAATTGCAGTGACTTCAAAACTAAAATCAGTCTCTAAAACCGTATCAACAACCGCAGATACATCATCACCGAAGTTGAGATTGGTCGATCCATCGGCAAGATGCTCAAAATTGAGAATGATGTTGTGGCTGTCGGTATTTTCAGGCTTAAAATTCAGGTTTAGGTTGTGCGCATCAACGGTGCCGAGCTTTTTTTTAAAATCCACATGAGCACCCTTTTTAGTTACGGTCTAAGTTTTATTGATGTGGTTGACAGCGTGCCACCCAAAGCTAAATTGGTATTTGCTAAGCTGATGTCGGTACCAACTGCTAGATCAGCAGCGACTTCACCTGCACCATTGAAAATACGCGCCCATGTCGCTGTGCCAGTCTTAATCACCGAGCCTGTGTCAGTTGGATGAAACTCAACATAGGCTGGCGTGACTTCTTTAATGCATGGCTCAGGAAATACCAAAGTGACTAAAGCATTATTTGAATCTGCCACCGCAGATGTATCTGCAGGCTGCACACCCTCATAAAAAATAACGGTAGCACTTTGGCTACCGCTATCCATAAATTCTGAAAAGGCTTGAATCATGGCAAGCCGAGCATTGACTGAAGTTTTACTCATTTTGGCACCACGTTATCTTGAATGACTGCGTTGAATTGCTGTTTTTTATCAAAAGCAACAATAAAGGTCTTTAGGTCTGTATTTAGCCCTAAAAACTGATAATTACCATTTTGATCGGGCTTTCTCATTGCGATTGGTTGTAGATTAGCCTTGTTATAAAGTAGCACAGTCGCATCTTGGTATTGCTGCCCCAGCTTTTTAACTGAGCCCTGAATTTTCGCAATAACCTGCCCAGCTTGAATATTTTGAAAGTGATTATTGGTTTTTGTGGCTACTCTTGAGCATGGTTTCATTCAAACTCTCCCAGATAAAAATACACACTTCCAGCATCCGGGTTGGCCCAAATTGCATCAATAATATACATGGAGTTCTCAGACAATAAAGGTGTTGTTTGGGTCACATTCCCTCGGTTGTTTCCAGAATAATAGATGTGTTTTAAATTGCCTCTTAATCTAGTCTGGCTATCAAAAAATGGAAGTTCTAAAGCCGCTACCGATGTTGCGCCATAAATGCCACTTCTCCCTGTTAAAAGGTCTGGGATTATGGATGTTGCGATTGTATGATTAACAACTTTGTTTATGATGTTGTAATTTGTGGTTAAAAATTTAGCCATTTCTGCGTCAAATGTTAATGGTGTGCCACCTGTAACCGCGACAAAGCCTCCGGAAGTCGAGCCAGCTTCTGTAACCTTTAAGGTAGTCATTAGAAACCAAGGAGGAACAGTAGACCCATCTAATACGGAATTAAATAAACCACATCCTGAAAGAAGTTTATTTTGATGATTGCCCGGTGTTAATGACCGGGTGAAATAGAACGCATCCGCATCTCCCAGCAAAGTGAAATTTCTATTTCCACTGGGCGGTGTGTTGTAATCAAACGGCCCATTGGGCATGGATTGTGAGCAAGCGTAATACCATTTGCTCCAGCCACGATAATTACTTGTCCCCGACCCACTAAGGGACCAGTTTTTTTTCAAATTGCTGGTATCGATTGGTAATTGTAAAACGCCTGGATTTTCATAATCATCAATGTGCTCCATGCTTTCAAGTAGACCCACCATAGCAGACTTTGCATAGCTTGAAATATAAGTGTTTGTGCCATCTGAAATAGTTTCATCTACACGGATAAATGGATGCTGTGACGTCGGATTTTTAGCACGATAAACACGCTTAACATCGTTTGCATCACGAAAAATAATTTCATAACCCAGTGATGCTAGTTTTCCAGAACCTATTGTTACAATACTTGTTTCAGTAATTGCAGTATGTGGTTTTAAAATCAGCTCGGTTGCGCTTGGTACACCTTTAATACGGTATTTTTGATTAAGTGATGCTGGAGCAAAACCCGATAACTCAACCACTTGAAGTAACATGGCATTATGCGCTGCATATAGTGTGATATGCACATCACCTTGAGCATCAATTGAAGCTGTTGTGATTTGGGTAAAATCAATGCCTGTCACTAAAGCCTTATCAAGCAAGCGAATTAAATCACCCCAGTTATTTCCCAGAGTTAAGCCATTTAAGTGGCTAAAGTATTGAACATCTACGTCTGTCGCCATTTTTATTCACTCATAAAAAAGACCGCATAAGCGGCCATATTTGATTTAACTTTTAAACCACGCGGTCAATGTCACCGCGAAGCATGATCTGGAATTGATCTGACATAACAGTTGGCTCAGACTGCTTCACTGTGCGGATTACCCAAACTGGGAAGTTTGCAGCAACAGTATTGAAACGCAACACGTTACCGTTTGCCCAACCTGCACCCCAACCTTCCTTTTTCACTGTGAAATATGGCAAGCCAGTCACAGGGTTAATTGGAGCAAAATCAATATTTACGCTACCTGTGCCAATTTGCCCTGAATATTCACCAACACAGCGGAAGTTTGTCACATCGGTAAATATCAGTGCCCAACGTTCCTGAATTGCGCCTTTATTGGTGACAGTAATCGGATATAGCGCATCGTTATAGTTGGCTGAAATTCCGCTACCCGTTGCTTCATCTGCCCATGTATTGCCCCAAGACTGCTGCACAAATTTACGTGTATAGCGCGATTGCATATCACCAATGACCAATGCTGAACCCACAATCGTGTCTGCTGCATCGTAGTTATGGGTTAAAGGCTTGGTAAAGGTTAGCTGCCCGCTGATCTGCACATCACGAATCAAACCCATGTCTTGATAGCGATATTTAGCAATGATTGGCGCAACCAAAGCACCCATAACAAAATCACCATTTAAAGTGACTTTGCCGTAGTCATAATCAACGACATACATATCAAACGGCACTTTGGTACCTTGACTGTCCTCAAGCTCACACCATGAAATACGCTGGTCGTTTAGGTTGTAAATCTGCCCTGCAATATGACTCGGCAATTCCTGTGTTTTGCTTGAACTGACAATGCCAATATCACCAACGCGGAAAATCGGCACACGCCCATCAAGCGGTAAACGTGTTGCTGACAAGCCCAAAATCTCAGAGTCAAGCGGAATATAGGTATAAGCAATCGCGTTATAACGCACCGATGAGCCATCAATCCAAACTGGTACATTAATGTATGTCTTGCCTGCTTCCTCGTATTCCATCACAACGTCATACCAATCTTTGATGATTATTTCTGCGCGATTGGCTTCGGTAATTTCGGTTTTATCGTAGAAGTAAATATCTACAAAACCTGTAATGTGATTGATCTTGCCGTGTGCAAGACTTGTTTCAATCACGCCATTTTCATCGGTAGTCAGTGTTAATTGCCCATGCTCTAACGATGCTACAACCACAGTTAAAGACTGCGGGCGTATTGGAATCACAGGTGTTCTAAAGCTGACTTGGTTCATCGGTGGCAAGTCGGTTGTAGTGGTGAGTGAGTCTAAACGGATAGTGTTGTCACCATTTGGTGTCCATGACTCAATTTCAACCTGACCTGTGCCGTACTGAATCGAACCCGATGCAATACCACTGTTATTTGATGGGTCTACATTGCGATAAAGCTGACCATCACGATCTAAAAACGTATCAGCGCCCACTCTAAAACGTGCTGAGCCTGTTAAAATTTGCTCGTCATAACCCGACGATAGGTCAAGTCGTAACTTATCAGCCACAGCAATGGTGCTACTTTGGTTTACACCTGAGCTATCACGGTATTTCACATAGATTGTAGTTTCGTTATAAGCCCGAAATTCTTGTGTCGTGCCATTAATTCGGGATGTAACTGGAGAATAAAAAGACATTTAGATCACCTTTATGCAGATGCATAAGTTGCTGTATATCGTGCCTCATACACATAGTTAAATGTCTTGTATGAAGCTGTTGGTGTCACAATGCATTGACCTGTGTTGTAATCAATCGTGCCTTGAATATCGCCTGCATCGTTAATTAAATTACCCATATTGCCGCCTGTTGGGTCGTCTTTAAGATGCACAATCAGCGTATTTAGACCTGATTGATCTGTCACAGGAATCTCTAAAGCCACACTACTTGGTTGAATGCTTGAGCCTGTGCCAATGGTAAAACCCAAAACCTGATCACCCGCTGGTGCTACAGTTTTGGTTTGGCTTAACTGTGGACCATAGTTATACGTGATGTTGAATTGCGTATTTTTCTGCGGCAGTTTGTTTGGAATGATTCGCCCTTTGCCTGCTGCGTAATTGACGTATCCTGTCGCATCGCCTGTAAACAAGCCTTTTGCATTGCTAGATGCGGTTTTAGTTTCACCCTCCAACACCCAAGTCACAGTAATGCCTGTGGAAATACCTGTTTGCCCAAGATCAAAATCAAAGCCTGCTTTGTCTACTGGCAAACCTGCACGCACAAAAGTTGCAATCGGTGTACCCCAGTGTGCCAAAATTGGCGTATCAACATCGGGCAGTGCGCCTGTGGTCAGTAAGAATGAACCTGTTTCATAGTTAATCATGCCTGAGCCAAAGGAACTGTGTACGCCTTTTAACTGACCTGAACCATCGTCTTTTAGCTCATAAAACTTGCCTTGTGACATATACGAAAGCGTCAAACTACCTGGTGCTGGAATCGGAATTAAAACGCCCGTCCAGTTGCTGCTTTGGCTGTTTTGCGTCACAGGAATGGCATAGCTTTGAAAATACTGTTTTGGTGCAGCAGCAGGTTTAAATGTAATTGCTAAGGTGGTCGAGCCTGCACCCGCTGCAGAAGTCCACTGGATCAAGCCGCGCTGATAATCAATCGTACCAACTTGTGTGCCTTGGCTGTTCTTCAACAATCCACCTTGGTCACTCACAGGCTGACCAAACAACGTAAACGCAATGCTTGAGGGCATCACACTTGAGCCTAAATACAAGTTCTGACTGACGCCTACAGTAGTTGGGAAATTCGCAGTAATGCTGCCATCGTTACCAGGCACTAAAATAATGCTTTCGCCCGCAGCATTCACATCAATAATCGGGGTTTCAGTCTGCGCAGATGGAATCAACTGTGTAAACATACTAGATGCATTCACAGTGAACTCTCCCACTTGCGCATCTGATGCCAGTTTTACCGAGGCACAATATTCGCCTGTGTCAGCTACTAAAGATTCACGAATAATGGTTATAGATGCCTGTCCGTCATACCACTGGCGAGCACTCAAACCAATAAAGTCACGTTCAAGCGGGTCGTTAATTGTATAAGTAGCTACCTTGTATTGCACCTCTCGACCATTAATCACCATGATTGCAATGCGTGTTTCAACTTTCGTGATTCGCACATACTGCTCAAATTCAAGCGCCTTACCTTCGTCACTGACTAGAACAATGGTATCCCCCACACTAGATTCAGCCTCTTGCGGAAACATAGCCACTTGCAACTGTTTCATGCCTTGCCAGTGCGTGTCTAATGGTGTGCCTGCAATCTGCCCACCTTTAGCCAAGTAATTTTCAACTCGGTTTTGGGCGCTACGGCGTTCATCCGTCCAGTTTTTTGTACTGAATAGCAAAGCCGACACGTTTGGGTCTTGCGGGTTTTCAGAGATGAATACCGTTGCACCCATGAGTGAATCTGTATCTTCGGTGATGACTGCTGGAAAGATTTTGCGCATGGACACATCGCCCATGGTTCGATCCATTTCCGACACGTCGTTGAATAAATTATTACTTTGTCCATCAATGATGACCTGACCTGAATATTTACCGCCACCATCGTCTGTGTCGGTTAAGCGCTCCGATTTATAGAGCACCAAGTCTTTTGTTTCAATTGCCATTATTCGCTCCAAAACCTTAGCGTTAAACGCATCATTTCTTCTGTACTGGTTGCAGGTGAACCCCACACACTGACTGCTTCAAGCGCTGTATCTTGATGATTAAAAATCACATCAAATTGTCGATTGTCATGTGGCCATTCAAACTGCAAGCGGAATTTCTCGCTTAACACCGACCATTCCTGCAGCTTGCGTACGTCACTTAACTTTGCCCAACCACGTTTACTTTCAGGCGTTAAAGTGATAGGTCGAGCACCGACTTTGACGCCTTCCTGAATAATGGCCGCACCACTAATGGCACGTTCCACGGTTTGCTCTTTGGGCTTCCATTCAAATTCATCAGACCATAAAAAACCGTCTTCTAATGAGACGGTTTCGGATGTTGCTAAGCGTATTAATTTCATTACATTGCCTTTTTCAGCATTTCAAATTCCCGCAAGATACTTTCCATTGTGTCGCCATCTTCCTGTGAGCCTTGCATTTCAAAGCGTTTGCCGCCTGATACAAACTCAAAGCGCACGTTTTTGGTTGGTGTGGTATCAACATCACGGAAGTTTGGTTGAGGGATGTTTGGTGCATAGTCATTAACCTTTGGTACGCTGCCAGTGCTTCTAACATCAAGATTACGCAGTAATTCGTTAATCTTGTTGGTACCGTGCTGTGTCGTTAAGCCTTTCGCTGCAGCATTGTTAAATTCTTGTTCGATGAGTTTATTCATCGCCAAGTTGCCGCCTTTACCGTATGCGGCAAATTTAGCATCACGGTCCGCACTCAAGCCCTGGGACCAGATAGATCCGGCCAGTTTTTTAGCCTCGGAATCGCTATACCCCATGCTCTTGATCTGGGCAATGACATCATTTTTAGAATATGACTCATAGCCTGAAATGGCAGCGCTTAGACCTTCGCCCTGGCGTTTCATTTCGGCATCCCATTTTCTGGCTGACTCTTCAACGGCCTTATTCCACGCTTGTTGAGCAGCGTTGGCCTCATCACGCGCAATTTTTCCAGCTTCACGATAACCATCACCGATGCGGCGGGCAGAATCACGGACACGGTGGTTTGCTTCGGTCAGTTCATCCATGGCTTTGACAGAGGCTTTACCGGTGTCGTCGATTTCGACGCGAAGCCCATGCGCTGCTGCTTTGGACTGGACTAATGCAATTTGAGCCTTATCACCAGATGCAATGGCCGCATTCAGCATGGTTGTGTAGGCTTTTTGAATACCCTCTGCTGTCGCCTGGCCACTTTGAGATACCACTTCAAAGTTTCTTTGAGCTACAACAGCCGCCTCTGCTAATTGGTCTTTGGTCTTGATTCCTAGAGCATTAAAAGCCGCAATAGCCGGGTTTAATGCAGCTGGTAGATCAGCTCCCTTTTTCTCAATCAGGCTTAGGCCGAGCGCTACTTGCTCACCAGTAATTAACCCTTGTCTCTCAAGCTCGATTAACTTGCTTTTTGCATAATCAAGCTCTGCTCTGGTTTGCGCAGTATCAATGGCTTTGTTTAGATTGCTTGATAGCACAAGCCCTGTATCAATTCCTTGTGCCTTATACTCATCCAATTTGTCTATAACAACTTGGACATTGTTTGCAGCAGATTGAAATGAACTCGAAAACTTACCCTGAAGATGTTCTGTGCTTAGTCCGGTGCGTTCCAGTGCGGCACGCATTACAGCCTCTGTCACGGCGGCCGATTTTTCAGCCTCCTTTGCAGTGCCAGCAAAAGCTGCCCGGGCATTGGTTTCGAAGACGACCAGATCCTTACCATCAAGCGCCTGCCCCAGACTGAGTTGCAACTCTTCAGCAGTTATCTCGCCTTGTTCTTTAAGCAGAATTAAAGAGGTTACTGCATCATTGATGCCTTTCGTAGAGTCAAACTGCATGGCCTTGGTGATTTTATCCAATGCCTCTTTGGTTGGCTCACCTTTTTCAATAAGCTCATCAAACTGCTCGACAAGATTTTTAGCTTCTTCTGTCAGCTGATAAGTTTTGTCACGGCTCTTTTCTGCTGCAGCCGCAATCTCAGCTTTGGATTCAGCTACCACTTTTGCCCGAGCAATATCTAACTGCTCCTGACGCTCAAGTTTTTCAAGCGCTTCACCATAACCCATGGCTTTGGCAGCAGCTTCACCCATCCAGGTGCCAAGTGGCTCAAGCATGCCATACGCAGCAGCCCCCACAACACCCAATGAAGTGATTGCAATGCCCAGAGTGCCCAATCGACCAACCAGCGTCATAATGCCGCCATCCGCCGCTTTGGTTGATGCTGTTACGGCATTGGAGCTCGTTGCCAATTGCCCTTTAGCTGCGGCCGCTGTGCGTGTGGCATTTGCATTGGCAATCTGCGCCTGCGTATTAGCAACAACTGCTGATGTTTCCTGAGTGATTGCGGTAGAAGCCGCCTGAATGTTTCGTGCTTTGTCCAAAAACATTAAGCCAATATTCAGTGCCTTATAGGCAACAAAAGCTTGGCCAGCCAGCATCAGAGTTGAAACAATCGAATCGAGGTTTTCGGCCACAAACTTGATTGCAGAAGCAACTTTTGAACTTGCTCCAGTTGCAGCATCCGCCTCACCAATGTACGTGGTCCATGCGGTTTTCAAGTTCTCAATAGATGCGCCAATCGTTGCTGGGAACTTATCAAACTCGGAACTGATTCGCTCACTCTGACTTAAAAGCGCCTGTGTAACAACCTCGGTTGTAAGTTTGCCTTCACCTGCCATTTCTCGCAGTTTGCCAGTGGTTACATCCAGCCCATCAGCTAATGCCTGAGCCAAACGTGGTGACTGCTCCATCATTGAGTTAAATTCATCACCACGAAGCACACCTGAACCTAAAGCTTGGTTTAGCTGAGTGATAGCAGCCTCATTTGATGCTGCAGATCCGCCACCAACCTGAATTGCCTTGTTGATGGTTTCTGTTAATGCTAGTGCCTGCTCTTGAGGCCACTTCATTTCTTGGCCAATCTTGGTTAGTCTGGCAAATAAATCACCGGTAGCCGTCAGGTTGGAGTTTGTGGCAATGGCGACGTTTTTAACATCATTCATCGCCTGTTCTAAATTGCCATGATCACCAATAGCAATTTGAATACGCCCCGATAGGTTCTTGTACTCATCTGCGGTCTGGGCAAGCTCCATCGCAGTAGTACCAATACCATGTGCTGCCAGTGCACCAGTGAGCGCATTAAACCCTGTCTTTAATCCTTGTAACTCACTAGATGCACCTTTAGATGCTTGCTCTGTTTGGCTTAATTCTTGAGTGGTTGTTTCAAGCTCTTTATCTAGCTGCTTTACTTGTTGCGCTGTTTCTTGTGACTGTGTGCCAAGTTTATCAATCTCTTTGGTAGCACCTTCAGTATTCCCTGTAACCGACGCCGCACCATCCTTTAACGCCGCAAACGCTTCCTTTGCGGCTTTTTCGGATTGGTGCATATTGCCAACAAAGCCTTTGGTATCGGCTTCCATTACCAACTTGAAAGTTAAATTTTTTGCCATACCAACCTCAAATTTTGGGCATTAAAAAACCCACCGAAGTGGGTTATGTTTTGATTGAATCAACTCAATACAGCGCAACTCTTTTTTTCCGATTCAGCCAATTCAAGTTGCTTTCTATAATCAATCATTTTTGTGGCTGCCTCCAACTCATGCTCACTCCCACGCATAAAGGTTAGGTATGCATCAATATTGGTGGTCATAGCATCCACGTATAAAAGGCGTGTTGACTCAGCGCAGCCTTGATATTTTTTTGATGATATATTTCGCTTAATTTCCTGCATTTTTGCTACTGGCTGGGATAGTGTAATTCTGCTCGTTGCTCCTGCAACTGTTGCAGCATCTGTCCACTCTAAAATGATTTTATTAAGCTCACTCGCTTGCTGAGGTGTAACTTCAGGGTTTTCAGTTAGCTTTGCATCAACCACCTGTTGAATGGTTTCTTTTTTAATCGCAGTACCACCAAGTTGTTTATCTAATTCTGCGGCGCGCTCAGATTCTAATTTTTGTTGATGCGCAATTTCAGCCTGCTTCAATCTCTCTGCATCAGCTTTATTGCTCTTATCCATGAAGTAAAATGCACCAAGAACGATAACCAGAGCGCCGATCAATAGATATTTCATACCCCACCGTTTATTTAATATTTTTCAGTATATTAATAAATTAAGTGGCATGAATCACTGTTTATTTAGCTCTTTTCTAAACTTGTCAAAACCCTTTTTATCTGAATGTTGTGCAGCACGCATGGCGGTAGCGCTTAAGCTAACATCGTTCATATAATTCTTTCGACCGGCTTTCAGATAAGCCTGAAATGCCCCATAGGACATATTCATAATATCCTCATGCCGATGACCCAAGCTGATTAAAAACTGGAATGAATCAAACCAACTGGCTTCAGGATCGGCCTTGCCCTTGGGTTTTGGCTCTACCTTAAGGCCTGCGCTGTTCACACTCACAATGGTACGCAGCAGCTTAATAAGTTCTGGCTGATCAACCGCCAGTTTCTTCAACTGATCCGCGTCAATCGAAGTCACCAACAGGCACATTTTAAAAACATCTACCGGATGAGCTAAAAATAGCTGTGTTAAAACTTCATCTGAATGATCTTTTTTATCTAAAAACACTTTGATTTGTGCAGTACAGCCAAGCCATTGATCATAGTTTTTCACCTGAATCTGGCGAACTTCAATATCACCAAGCCGAATACTGCGATTATCTGCTAAGAAAAAATCATTCATGATGGAATCTCAAATAAAACAGGCACAAAAAAAGACGCATAGCGCCCATATCTTTGTGCCTGTAATGTGTCTTACGGCGTAACAGCTGCCGGAATAATGACGATATGGCCATACAATCCAAGCTCTGGATCGCTCTGCTTCGTAATATCAGAAAGCGCCTGACCAGAGATTGCATATTGACCCAGTTCTTCATGAATCAATGGGAACGTGGTTTCAGGTGACTTTTTAGTGCGCCATAAGCGAACCGCCATGTGTTCACCATTGGCTGTGTTAATGCCTTTGAAGAACAGCTCGTATTCTTCATTGAAGTTAGATGCCAGCGTGGTATGTGACACCGCACCATTGGTGTAAGACGCCAGAATCGGCATCGTTAGGCCTGCCACATCATTAAATGTAACCGTACCAAACTTGGCATCAAGCGTGTACTGCTCTTCAGTCAGCGTAACCGGTGTGCCGACAGTAGAGTCTTTGAATGTCACAGCGGAAAGGTTGTAGCCATCGAGCTTGATTTCTTCACCAGCAGCCACGGTGCCCAGTGAAACATCGGTGACAGCTTCCGAAGCGACGTCTGTATTGGTACCAGAAACGATGTATTCCAGATTTTCTTTGTTCACCTCTTCCAGCTGGCCGGAGAAGTTAACTGAAGTGGTCTGCACCATCGTAAAGTCAGTCGTACGCATTCCAGACGTTGATTCAGTATGCTCCAGCACATCTGCACCAATTTCCAGTTCAAACTCTGGCACGTTACCGATGTGGCGCATAGCACCTGCCACGCCCGCTGTAATTTTGGCTAAGTAAAACTTACCCTGGAGTGAAATATAATTTGTGCTCATTACTTAGTATCCCCTGCAGATGCCTTTTTAGCTGTAGCAGCCGTGGTTTTCACTTCTTCAATGACACCTTTGGCCAGTAATTCTTTAATCTGAGCATCAGCCAGACCGCCAACGACATCGCCTTTTTGAAAGCGGCCGACCGGCTTTAATGCTTTGTATTGTTTCGCCATGATGGCTCCTAAATGAATTTTTGTGATTCAAAAATAATGGTGATGTATGCAAAGCCTGGACTATACCCATCCCGAACCGAAATCATTTCTAGTGCCGTTCGTGATGCCTGAGGCTGCCAGCCAGAAAGTAATTGAATGACCTTCTCGGTTAACAACCCAGCTTCATCACTCACCGCTCGGCCATCAGTCATCTGAGATTGAGCATTACGACATGCCACCGTGACCGCCCATTGCTGACCGATCTGATTGATACTTCCACGACCTGCACTAGCTTTCTTGTCAATACGAACAAAATTGACATGCGCAGATGGCGTGACTTGTGACATCTCGGTTACGCTGACTGAGTTTAACGGCGTATAGATCTTTAGAAGTTCTGGAATTTCTTTCAGCTTTTCCGCAATATCATCACGCACCGCGAAGAAGGTGCTCATCTATAAAACTCCCGACAATATCTAAAACCATGACTTCATCTTCAGCATTAATACCGAGCTGGGTCCGTGGTGGTAGAACTGATTGCTTAACCTTTCGATACTGCCCACCAACTGCAAAGGTGATGTATTGGCCATTCTTAGGTAAGATTGTTGCGCCGTAATGCAGATGTGGTGCGTACACAACATCTGTACCCACCTCCACACCACTTGAAAGAACATTGTGTGTGTAGGAATTCATCAGGCGGCCAGTGTTTCGAAGCGTTTCACCGACCCCGACACCATCCCTGCCTTGCATGCTGGCACGCCATGAAATCTTCCATGGATTACCATCAACATCAGTACCCGTTAAGAATCGATGCTGAACACTATTCACAAGCCCAGCGCCGATCTCATCAAATAACTGAGCCTTTAATGAGTCAAAGCTACCTAATTGCTTAAGCACTGCTTCAATAGGTGAACTATCAGCTTGAATGGTTATTGCAAAAGCCATAAGCACCTCACTTCAAGCTGGGCATCTGGTCCAAGATAGAATCTCCAAATACACCACCGGTATATGAAGTACCGACTGGCGCCGTTGAAGGTCGTCCTTTAGGTTGGTCATCCACGATCTGGTTTGTTTCAGGTAACTGAATCTGCAAATGTGCTTTGTTATCAGCCACACGCTTTAAGAATGCAATTGCATCTTCATAGCGTTTTCGCACCTCATCGGTTGGCTGCTCAAAATGAAGGCGGTAGCGTGCAATATCACACGCCATACGCTTTAAATTGCTCGGCACATTGGGAAGCGGCAAAGGATAACGACCACCGATATGACCGTTAATCTCCTCCATTGCATCCTGGATTGCATCATTAATTGCTTGAGAACCTTTTGCTGCATCTTCATACATCAATTTCAGGTTCTCAATTGAAGCCCCAAATCGTGCGACCAAATCTGCTTCAGTCGCATACATAAATCACCTACTTGGCATCGTCAGCAGGTTTTGAGTCTGCTTTAGGTTTTGCAGCAGACTTCACCTTTTCCAGTTCAGCCACCTTGGCTTTGAGCTCAGCAATTTCTTGCTCGGCTTTAGCCTTGTCCGCAACTGCTGTCTGATTGGCTTTAGTTAAGGCTTCATTGGCTGCTGTTAGCTCAGCATTGGCTTTTTCAAGTTCAGTTAAACGTGCAGCGGTACCATCTGCCTTAGGTTCTTCCGGCTCTTGATATTCTTCAATAGCCCCAGATGCTAAAAGGGCCTGAAGTTGTTTAGCTTCAAGCCCTCTGATTTCATCACCTGGCATAAAATGCCCGATGGATTGTTTTGCTGTGTACTTCGGCATGTCTTGCTCCTTATAGGGTGATAAAGCCAGTACCACCAACGACACCATTCTTGTTAGACGGTACAACCAGTGGAGCAGATTCGGTCATCAGCATGATGCCGCTTGGATCTTCACAGTACCATTGACGGTCAAAGTACTGCTGAGCAACGCCGTTGGCCAGCATGTTCTTGATCTTACAGTGAGCTACCGAACCATTGGTATCAGAGATCAGTGAGAAGTAATCCTTAGGAATAAAGCGCTTCACCTGACCTTTGCTGCGGTAGGTTGCGTCATATACCCAGAATTCGATTCCATCAAAAGTACCTTTGAAAGTCGCGGATTCTTTAACACCAAAACTTGGATTCACTGGAATAGAAATACCGGCATACGGCGTGATGAACTCTTTTTTGAATTCTTCATTGCTCCAGAGAGCCGCCCAAACTAAACCAGACATAACAGACAGCTTAGCTTCACCACCATCAGCCGCCAATTGACGTTCAAGCATGGTGCGGATATCCGTTACCGGCTTGGCACCCGCTTCATTCCACTTGGTTAAAGGCGTAAATGTCAAAGAAGCATCACGACGGTAGTCCACCAGGTTGTATTCATAATCATCTGAGTGAAGCGCGTATTTACCATTTTTCAGCAAATCGATAGCCATCATGAGGACCGAGTTATCAATTGCATCATGGTTACGCTTCATTACCGAGATCTGAGCAATGATCATTTGCTCTTGCTCAGATAATCGCTGGTTACCGGTTGAGATGATACCTGCAGTGCGTAAGCGCTCAAGCAAGGCAATTTCAAAAGTTTCAGCCGGAGTGACCTGATTCTTTGGCTTGTAGTAAGCCGGCTTAACATGACGTACTTCACCTGATTGCGTGGTATCAAATGGCTTACCAGGCTGTTGCGGTGATACCAGTGGTGCAAGATCATGTTCGGCAGACACTTCAGCCAAAGGCACATCATCACGGTTAAATAACGGGCGGTTTGGGAAAAGCTTGTCTAAAAGCCAAGTGTCCATTGGACGGTAATTTGAGTGGATTAGCGCAAGCTCGCCCACATCAAGAAGTTCAAGTGGAGCACCTTCAATATTAAAAGACTGTGGCATGTTATTTACACCTTCGAAAGTTCAATTTTGTTTTTAGTTGCTTTGGCGCGTGCTGCATCGTATTGAGCAGTTGTGAGCAAAGTTCCATCTAGTGACACTGCTTCAACGTTGAATACGCCGCCGTAATACACTGGAATTTCAATACCATCAGCAGCCTTGATTGTGGCTTCTGCAGCAGTAACGTCTTGACCGCAGATTACATCCCATGTTTTTTCATCTACAGCATGCGTAAGTACATTGGCATCTAAAAGTGTGAGTAAGTCGCCTTTCTTGTAAGCCGTTGCAGTAGTTACTTTCGCATTGGCACGACGTAACTTTTCATTGTCTAGGACCAGCTTTTTAGACTGAACCGTAATTTTTGGAATAACCTGGCTCATGAATTATTTCCCCTTGTTTTGTTCTGCGAATGCTTGTGCACCAGAAGTAAATTTGTGAGTGTCAGTGTGATTAGACTGACCACCCTGCCCCGGATTGGCTTGATGAGTGAACAAGTGAGCAAATGCAGGATTTGCTAGTGCTTGTTGCTGCTGCTGAGCCGCAGGCGGTTGTTGCTGAGTCGATGCTGCAAACTGTTTAAGCGTTCCCGCCATCAAATCAAATGCATCATCTGGCATAGCCGCAAATTTGGTTTTTTCTTCAGCAGTAAATTCCTTGCCCAAGTCTTTGGCCAAAGCATCAATAGCTGAATTACGTTTATCTGCAGCAAACTTATTAAGTTGATCCTGCAAACCAGAAATGGTTTTTTCCTGCTCCTGGATTTTCGCTTTCGCTTGTTCTAAGTCCACGTCTGTGTCCTCTTTGCTAGATTGTGTTGGGTTATGGCTGGCTGCCACGGCGTTTGTGTTGTCATCTGCACCCAAAGCACAGAAAGACACCTCACGAATACGGCCACCACGAAATACCGTGATAGGTCCTTGGTGAACTTTTCCATTGACTGTGACTGAAGCGCCAGCCTGAATTTCTTCTACAGATGACGGCTCAATGCGAACCGACATTTGCCACGGAAAACCATCGTCAGAGTCTTGAGCAACTTCAGTACCGAACTCGTTACTCATTAAGTCGCCTGAAACGACTAGACCTTGTTGATGATTAATGCTGTGTTCATTAATGACACCTGCACGTTGGCTTGGTGAGTGATCGAGTAATGCGGGAATACGACCTTTGATTTGCATAGAGTCCAAATCAAAAATAATGCGGTCCCAATACCAATGGTCTGTAATCACTTCACCGCTATATGCCACGCCTGAGAAGGTACGTTTTTTCTTGCCTTCCTCAGCTTGATTGACGTTTAGATCACCAAGCCGAAAACAGTATTTATCCTGTGTTTCCTCTACTGGCATTTTCATGCTCCATAAAAAAACCGCCCTTTCGGACGGTTGTAATTGGTTTAAAAGTTAATTTCTTTCATACCGCACACAATGCTCAGTAATTTGCGGCACTATGACTTTCCCTGCGACTATGTTATTCACTTGCGTTTCAGTCTTGGTGCAAGTCCAATCTGATTTATTCAGTGAAATTTTTTCACTTTTAGCGTCTTGCCATACCACGTAACCAAAAAACAGAGTAATGGCACAAATTAGGATAGCTGCGCCCCACATCAAATACTTGTCTCTCATTTTGGCATCGTCCACGCTTGCAAGATTAGATCATAAATGATTTGCTGCTCTTGTGTAGTCATTAACTCACCAATGCTTTTAATGTATAAATCAGCTTGCCTTTGATCGTTTCAATAGAAACCACCTCAAATGACAGTCCCAGTGGAATTAAAACCCCTTGCCCTGCATTCAGTTTTTCCAGATCAATGCCCAATCCCTTGGCATTCTCAATCTGAATCACAATATCACCCGCAGTTTCAGCCATGAGTAACGGCGCATTAAATTGAACCGTTTGCCCAAGTTGATACCCTGCAACTTGCTGAAGTGTCGCAGCACCCACTACGGTTGAAGCCGTATTGCTCGCCACAGCCTGAATCGCTGCCATGTCAGCACTAAGCCACCGTTTCAGCACATCATCAGCCAGTGAAGCAGCAGACGCATTTAGATACGTGGTCAATGCTGAGTCATTACCTTGCACATAATCTAGAAAAGTCCGAATCGCACTTGGCCTGATCTGTGGATCAAGTGGAATCACTTTATCTGCAATCGTGTTGAACAGATCCCGAGTTTTATCATCCATCGGGGCAAACAGGCTTGTCAGCTTTTTGGATGCAGTCCATTCGGCCTGAATAACCTGCTTTTGCTCTAACAGGTATTCTTTATCCAAGGATGAAACACTGATCTTTTTATCAACCAGTGATTCAAGCTCACCGAATTGCAATGGATGAGAACTCCAGTCCAATGCTTCAGCGACTGAAGGCAGTTGATCATCTGGTGTGATGCCGTATTTCAATGCCTCTTTCTCAGTCAGTGCAATCACTGTGCACCGGCAGCGATACCCCAATGGTGGGTAATGCGTCAGCCAAAACGGGTGATCAATCGGCAATACGATTCGATCTAACGCTAAGTGACTGGGACGCACCCGGCTATCATTGATCGCTGAGTACATCAAATACGGTCGTTTAGCCTTGTTTCGTTGCTGCTGTTGCCATCGGCCGTGACCGTATGCACTCTGAATATTGGTGCGGAATACATTATCCAGATAATGTTTTGGCAGGATGATTTCAGATTCTTTGATTAACTTCTGAAAATCCTTAAACGTCCCACCGTCTGCAATGGATTTATTCACCGCCTTGATGACTGTCTCAATCTGCTCAAGACTCGACAAAAAGCTAACCGTAGTTGCCATTTGCCGTGTTTTTAAATCCAGTGAATAGAACTCATCAGGCAGTACGATCTTTTTATTATGAGCGTATCGCAAGGCCTCAAGGAATGTGACTGGTTGCATAGCTATTCACCTTTTTGAGCTGCCGCATACCCCAGCACATCGGCCGCATACAAAGCCTGATCCAGATTGGCCGTGAACTGCGTCTGTGTTGCACCAGGTATTAATTGCATCAAGTTATAAGCTAGACTTTCTGGACTATCAGACTTGAATATCAATTCCTTAACCTGATCCGGTTTCAGTAGCTGCAATTCATCCTGGCCCTCCGTCAGTTCTTCAACTTCTTGCTGAGCATCCGACATCTTGTTTGGTTTTGCCTTAAAGCTGAATGCTTGCTTCGGTACGGCGCTAAACTGGCTGAAGTTGATTTGTGTCTGCTCCATCAAATCACCTTCTTGCAAGCCGTATTCACGGATGAAATAAGCATTCGAGAAGTTTGCACCAGCATTCTTCAAATATCCGTCACGTTCAGCCTGGTCTTTATTCAGTGGTTTGGGCTTTTCACCCAGCATAACCTTGTGCTCACCCCAATTATTTAGGGCGCATACAGCATCAACCACCGCTTGTAGCGTAGGTGTGACCAGTCGAATATCGGATTTAAGCTTATCCATACGGACGTTTTCATGCACTTGACCCAATGCACGACTGCCAGTGCCATCGGTACCACTGGTGAGTGTTTGTCCCAGCACAACTTTCTGAATCTGGCGAATCAGTACATTGTTGAATGATTCAAATGCAGCACCGGCGGTACCGCTAGTACCTGATGTTGAAAGAATCGAAACCTCATCTTCAATATCAATTGATAGAACACTTTGAGCATGGGCATTCAGTAAAGCTCGGCTCATGTCTTCGGTTTCAGTGTCTTTGCACTTACCAAGCAAAATCGGTGTACCGAAACGCTCCAGGAACTTGGCCCAGAACTTAAAGCCATTTTGCTTAAAGAAGAACAGCCAATACAGCGTTGCCAATAATGCTTTTCCGTAAGGCTGCTCATAAGTGGCTTTGCGTTGCGTCAGGAAGAACTTAAAAACCCGGTCAACCTCATGACCTGCGCCACTACCATCTACCCGTAAAATCAGACGGCCATCATTTTTAGGCTCAAACCATTGCATTGGTTTTTCACCAATCCATTGCAAGCCAATATGCCCTTCAGGCTTTAACTCATAGACGGCCTCTTGCACGGAATAGCCAAAAAATAAGGCATTCAAGGCCCCGGTAGCAATTTCGTGGTACCACTCTTTCAGCATTTCATTCAGAAGCTCGGCCTCTGGTGTATCGCTCGGCTCTATCCGCAGCGGGGTAGCCAGGAGTGCATCTAGCCGGGTTTCAACGGCCTGTGCAATTTCGTCATCATCCAGTAAGACACGTAATTTATGACGTGTAATACCCGCTTTGCGCAGTACCTCATCGGTGTCCGGCTGGCGACCAAAGTTGACTAAAAACTGAGTTACAGCTTCTTGAGTGTATAAGTTGCCATAGGACAAAGCCTTTTTTGACGCTTTGCCCTTTTTAGACTTTGCCATGGGTTTTCCTTTTAATAAGTGCGATTACCTGCACCGGCTGGTTTTTTCGGTGTTCTGGTTTCATTTAGTTCATTGAATGCATCACTACCAGCATCCACCTGATCATCATGTTTACCATTCGGAAAGTTGCGTAATTCCTCAATGAATGCCTTGTTCCAGTCACCACGAAGCATTTTTACATTTCCTACGTTCACCTGAGCCGCAAATGGCTGAGCGCGAGTGATCTTGTCACCCGATACCGTTTCGGCTTTGACATTAAAACCGGATAGTTTGGTGATAAAGTTTTTGGCTTGAGCCTTACCAGCTTGCCCCGGGTCTTGTGGTAGTCGGATCGCTACAGACTTACCATCAAGCTCAGCAGTTTGCGTAATACGCTTCTCAACACCATCTGGGCCTAGCTGAGCATGCTGCACATCTACGATATAGATATAACCATCTCGGCTTTTGGCCTCACGCACACCCGCTGTGAAGTCACCTTCATTTTCAGAAGATGCTAAATCCCAAGCACGTACCTGATGAGTAATATCTGCAGGTAATGCATCCACAATTTCAATATGGTCAGGTTTAAAAAAACCACCGGCTGGTGGTGATGGTATTTGCCGATATTGGCCTGCAAAAACATACGGCGCCGCCAGCTCCATTCGCTCAAGCGCTTCAATGCTATGTTTAGCCGGCCAGAGTGCTGAGCCATCAGGCTGAATAGCTGATAAGCATAAATGCTCCCACTCCTCACCGTTCCCACCATCCAGAAGCCATCCGGCCAAGTCTTCTTCATGCAAACGCTGCATGATGACAATGATGGGGGTATCTGGTGAGTTGGTACGCGATTCAAGTGTATTTTGGAACCACTCGATTACACCCTTACGGATCGTATCGGAACGCGCTTCACTGGCTTTATGTGGGTCATCGATAATGATTGCCCCGCCGAATGAATCACGAAATTTACCAGCACCAAAGCCTGTGATGGTACCGCCGGTACCTTGTGAATAGCAGACACCACCTTTTGCAGTACGCCAATCATCTTTAGCTTTACTATCATCACGTAACGCGAAATCGGGAAATACACGTTTGTATGCTTCTTCCTGCACCAAGTTTCGCGTTTGGAAAGCATTATTGGCTGCAAGTGTGGCTGAATAACTAACATGAATAAATTCACTGTCTGGCGCTTTACCAAAACACCAGGCCATGAAATTAATAACGGCCAGTTCAGTTTTAGAATACCGTGGTGGAATATTGATAATTAATCGCTTGGTTTCCCCACGGTACACCTTCATTAATGCATCACAGATTACGCGATGGTGCCAGTTGTGCAGCCACTTGTACTTTCTGCGCTCTTTAAACATATAGCGCGAGAAAAAATACAAATCTTCCTGAGCTTCAATCTGTATTGCCAGTTCACGCGCTGGGTCAGTATTCATCTAAGACCTGCTCCCTAGCTTTTAGGTAGCTTTCGGTTGATACGTTCTGGTTGATGGTTTCGATCGGTCCACCACCTGCACCTGTGATTTCCTGTTTATTGGTGTACTGATTCCCCATTTCCTTAGCTGCTTGCTCTATCCATTTAGGAATAAAAACAGGGTTATCAGGATATTTCTCAACTAAGTTTTGCAACAATTGAAGACGATACCTTCTATTTGCCACTGGGATCGCTTCAAGTTCTTCATTCGCAATACGGCGATATTCAAAGAACTTATCACGTAGTTCTTGGCTTAAATCCTGACCTGTTCTTTTAGTTGGATCGTAAGCCTCACACTGTTGTGGAGAAACATTTACATTAAAAATCTCTTTGACTGTTTTAGATGCCTGAGTTGGTGTTTCAAATTCAGCAAGCATCCTAACGATGAACAGCTTCACCTTCTTAGTAATGCGTGCCATTTCAACTATTCCATCCAAGTACATCCAAGTAAGATGACAAAAAAATTTAAACCACCTTCATAAAACAAGTACCACAAGCATGATGAACAGCTGCTCGTGATACCTCGGGACGCTGTTTTGCAGCCTCTACCATTTTTTGAACTTCTTCACTTGCACCGTAACGGCGTACCACGCCAGTAAACTCTTCAACATCATGCCCACGTATTTCCAATTTAGGCAGGCCTGTTTCTCTGTTGTATTGTGGTGTACCCCATTCATCTAGTTTATGTGCAATGTGATATAGCTCATGTTCTATCAATGCACAGAAAGCCATATCATTCGCTGCTTCAGCAAATCTGGCATCAATCGTGATTAGATAATCAGGTATACAGCCAAACCACTGCGTAAACTGTTCTTCTTGCCTCGCCTTTTTCCAACCACCTGCATTAATCATGACTTTTTCAGCTTGGCCAACCACAAAACGCCCTTGTTTTATGAATCCACCATTTGCCCACATGACGGCGATCTGTGGCCAGTAAAATGAATCCAGGTGCACATGATCAGGGTTAAACACTTCGGAATGTTCATTTAGAAATACCGCTTTAATCCATGCCCATAGTTCTGGTGCTGGCATGAAGTTCGGCGTATCTAAATCGAATATTTGTTTTGGCGAGTATGGTCGAACTGGTATGGCTTGCCCGACTTCATTCATAAATTTCACCCATTAAAAAACCTCCCGAAGGAGGTTTGGTTTTACCTAATCCATTTTGGCAACTGTCTATATTTCTTTAAATACATTTCATCATGGCGACCTGAAACATCAAAGTAAAACAATAGAGCAAGAACCACTGGAACAATAAGTTGACCCCAAACTAACCAACTTTCATTTTCGGCAATCAAGTCTTGAAGCGGATAACTACCAAAATAATTAAAGCTATAGGCTAACTTTAAAAGAGGCATATAGAAAATCACTGACAAAATTACCAGTGCAGCATAAAGCCAAGACAAATATTTTAGTTTTGGAAACTCTCTAAAAGCACAATCTATTTTAGTTAATCTAAAATCTAACCACTCAGGCATGGCAACCTCATACGTTATTTTTATATTCAACTTATACTATAAATTACTGCTTTTTCAAGCATTAAAAAACCACCCGAAGGTGGCTTAATTTTTACTATGCATCAATTTCAAGTGTGTAGTTCTGTGGATCTAAAACCTTTTTTAAAGTAAATCCATTAGAGTTGTTAATCTTTATAAAGAGACCGTCTGCTTTGTCACTAAAATATACGAAATCTAAGTAGTGGGTTTCACCATCATTGCAAATCCAGGGTATGTAAGTAGACTTTAATTTTCCTGCTGAATATTGATGGATTTGAAACCCTTGAAAATTTACTAAAATCTTATCACCTTGTTCTTCTAATGGAATATATAACCCTTCCCTTGATTCAAACAGATTTAAATCATCTATATCCCCGCTGTTAGCAAGGATGCATGTAGGCGATGCTAAAGATTGAACCAAATCCGATATTCTACCCACTTTAGGTTTTTTTCTTTCCAGCTTAAGCTTATAAAAAAAATTCTTGTTCATAATAAAGATCTCGTTGATATTTTTAGAGATCATATCATTGATAACACCACTTCAAATCATCCGGCACAGTCAAATGCACATGCAACTGAGTCACCGCGGCTGTGTTGCACAAACCTAGCATCAAAAGCTTATTCAGCAATATAATTTCAAAATGAATAAGCCTGCCTCTAAAATCTACCGTACAACCAATTGGTCATCCTATAACCGAGCCTTAATTAACCGAGGTAATATTTCCATTTGGTTTGATCCAAAGACTCAGTGGTATGCACAATCACAAGGCAAGCAAGGTCGAAATCAAACCTACTCCGATACAGCGATTCAATGCTGCTCAATGATCAAATTACTATTCCGACTCTCTTTACGTATGGTCACAGGTTTTGTTCAAAGTCTGATTAAACTCTCCGGATTAGATTGGACAGCTCCGGATTATTCCACCCTTTTTCGTAGACAAAAGCATATTGATATTGCGATTAGCTATCAAAAAAGTAGTGATGGACTGCATCTACTCGTAGACTCTACTGGTTTGAAGTTTCTTGGTGAAGGTGAATGGAAACGCAAGAAACATGGGGCTGAATATCGTCGCCAATGGCGTAAGCTTCACATTGCTATGGATGCTAAAACCCTGCAAATACGTGCAGTACAACTCACCATAAATAATGTCAGTGATTCTCAAGTACTCGAAGATTTACTTGCTCAAATTCCCTTGGATGAACCAATTGATTCTGTTTATACAGATGGTGCTTATGACACAAAGCACTGCCGACAAGTCATTTTAGATCGAGATGCACATGCGATCATTCCACCTAGAAAGAATGCAAAGCCTTGGAAGGATCAGCAAGCGAGGTCTATAGAGCGGAATGAATTATTAAAGACAGTCAAACGGCTAGGCAGATCGCTTTGGAAAAAGTGGTCTGGTTATCACCGTCGAAGTTTGGTTGAAACCAAGATGCATTGCATCAAATTATTAGGCGATAAATTAACAGCGCGGAGTTTTCCAAGTCAGGTGAATGAGATCCATGCACGCATGGCAGTTTTGAATAAATTCACAGAATTAGGTCGCCCTCATACCCAAGTTGTCTCTTAAATTTGAGTAGCTTAAGGGAAATCAGCCTTTCAAACCTTTATGCAACAAAGCCGGCCGAAAGTATGTCAGGTATTTGAAATGCTGATTCAGGACGGTATCCTTAATAGTAATCAGGTTTTAAGTGGTTTACCCCATCCTTCGGGAGCCAATGCGGAGCGAATAGCGTATTTTCTCGGGAATAAGCCTAAAGAATTACTATCATCTAAAACGAATCCAGAGTTATTGGATAAAGCGAAAGCTGAAATCATTAAGAAACTTGAACGCCTGGAAATGTAGTGACTATCCATACAGGCATGGAACATGACTGTTCACGTAAAAAGCCCAATCTAGTGTGATCGGGCTTTTTGTTGTGTAATTATATGATTGATTTTAAATGAAAAATTAAAATAATTTCGTATAAGCTCTATTATGTTAATTTTAGGAAAGGCTCTAGACTAGCAGAATGATTATGTTAGTCTAGAGCCATATAATTAACATTATTGAAGTATTTTACATGGCAATTTTTCGACATTCTTCTGCACACTGACGGCAAGCCTCAGCACATTTTTTACAATGATCATGTGAATGTTTTTCACACTCTTCCGCACAATATTCACAGATCTTAGCACAAAGCTCACAAATCTCTTTGAGGAAAGGTGAGTTATGTTGTTGCATACGCACACATAACTGACAAATATCTGCACATTCTAGACAACGTTGAATACATTCACGCATCATCTCTAAATCTTTTTCTTTTAAACAAGAAGTTGCACATTCAGTACAAATAAGTGAACAGTTTGTACATGCAGAAATACACTTTGAAAATTCCGTATTAATCATTTTATACTCTCAACTTATATAATCAAAGAAATAATTAAAACATAATTTTTTTCTACTAATTATTTTAAATTATTAGTAAATGTAATACATAATGTTAATTTATATGAATAATGTTAATTTTAACTAAATCTTATTTATATTCCAAATTATTAAAAAACAGTTTTTAATTAGGATAGATGATCAAGTATCAAAAGCAGCTATTCTTAAAATAACTGCAATAATTTTATCACTTTAAAAATAGATTTTCCCTCTATTTAACATAATGGATATTATACGAAGTACACTTGTATATTAATAGGCTTTGTTGCATAAATATGTAAGCATCTGATTTAAATAAATTTAATTTTGGATCAAAAAATAATCAAAACCTTTAAAATCATATAGTTATGAAATCTTTGTGCAACAAAGCCATATTAATATAATAATCAATCACTTAAAAATTTAGTCATGACCAATAAATCAGCAGAAATCTGCTTTTGTAATAAGTTGGTGAGTTTTTAAGCAGATCTGTAACATTTTGCCAGTAAAATCGGTTAAAAAACGATCAATTTGAGTGAAAGTGTCCATTCCATGCGGATCCAGGTTGCGAAACTATCCCCAATTGCTGTGGATAAAATTTAGGCTATTTTGTAGGCCTAGGCTTACGTGAATCTCGGCCCTTTGCTGCTATGCGGCATACTGGAATTTTCATATTATTGAATGGTCAGGAACAGGAAGTTCCATATAATAAAAAATAAGCACCAGGATGGCGCTATATAAGACATGCAAGAGCACAAAGACCTAATGTTCCAATAAAAAACCCCGGCAGGATGCCGGGGTTTTTTATTTGTATAAGCTATTTAAATAATAGCTTGTTCTTTTAAATGAGATAGTGCAGCAAGAATATATGATGAGTTGAAGGTTACATCGGTATAGGTTGATGGAGATCGACTTCCAGTTTCCTTAAAAATCTTATAAAAATTATCAACTTCATCAGTGCTTAAAGGGCGAATATTATCTTTGTTATTGTGAACAAATAATTTCCCGTCCTCACTAAACATAATAAATTTAGATTTTCTAGATTCAGTTTCTAAATTAACTGGTGTAGAAAAAAATTTAACGAGAGTTTCATATAGATTAATATTCATGTAACTTAACCCTTTGTTTTCATGTATATATTTTTTCGATAAGCTCTCAATACTCATAGAAATAGCTTCTCTGGCTAAAAATGATTTCGTTCTTTGACTCTTTTCAGCCAGTTGATCTAACTGTTTTTCTAATTCTACAGGTAATCGAAGCATCAACATTATAAACAACCCAATCTAAATGTATATCAATTAGAGTATATCATTAAGATGGTGGTTTCAAATTTTTTGAACCGCTCTTTCTCTGATTTCAGGGGTATATTTTAATTTTGTCATCGGGATAGTCTCTCAGAATATTGACTCTCCGACAAACCCGGTACGGTTCATGATTTTCATAGTGGTTTCCTTTGGTTTGGATTTGCATTAATCGGTTATCCCAAAACACCGCCGAAGGCGGCACTAACTATTCTTCCTCTTGGTTTGACCTCTACGTTGACATAGTAAAGGTCTGCTCAAAGGAACATCATTTGATGATTCACATCAACCATTCATCGTAATTTCATTGCCTTAGCAAAAATCTCTCCATATTCTTTGATTATGTTACATATTCAATTATTGGGGAGTGAATTATATGGCTGGACAACGCGGTGGTAGTAGAGATGGTGCAGGAAGAAAACCATTGTATGATGAACCAACCAAGGTCGTTCGAGTACCAGAGTCTCGTGTCATTGAAATCAAGAACTACCTAGCAGAATCAACCAAGACAAAATTCAACGATATAGCATCCATTACCTTAGTGAATCCAAGCTCGGTGATGAGTATTCCCTTGGCTTCAGAAAAGGTTGCTGCTGGCTTCCCTTCTCCTGCTCAGGATTACATAGACAAAACCTTGGATATGAATGAACACCTCATCAAAAACGAGGCTGCAACCTTCATTGTGAAGGTCGCATCGCTTTCGATGAGAGATGCAGGTATTGAGATTGATGACGAACTGATTGTAGACCGTAGCATTGAAGCCAAGCATGAAGACATCGTGATTGCACTGATCGACAATGAGTTCACTGTAAAACGCCTCATGATCGAAAGTGATGATAATCGTTGGCTTAAAGCAGAGAACCCTGAGTATTCCGACATTCATCTGCAAGATGGGCAGGAAATGCTAATTTGGGGTGTAGTGACTTTTGTCATCAAGCCATTCAGAAAGCGTTAA